ACTTCTGCCTTTGCAAAAGACTTGAAATCCTTAAAGTTATCAGTTAGTGTCATAAAGAGGCCTACATACTTGAGGAACTCAGCAGGATGCTCCATCTCATACTTCTGGACTGCTGTCAAGTACTCTCCTGTCTCAGGATTCTTGTAGATGGGCTTAGAGATACTATCAAAGATTTTCTTGCGAACATCTTGACTAATCTCTGTGTCTCCAAACAGCTTCTTGTCTTTGTAAATAGACTCCTTCAGTTGATTGGCCTGTTTAGTCCTTTCCTCCTTAATGCGGTCTGCCTCTTCCTGAGCTTCTGCCAGCAAGTCATTGTACTTACTCTGGAAGAACTCCTTATTACTCTGGAGGGCAGCTTTTGCATCTTCAACATCTGTTCCAGCATCAATGCTCCTCTCTGTAAACTTTTGTGCCCTCTCTTGAGAATAGCCTCTGTTGAGGTAATCTTGATAGATAAGGTCTTTGCGCAACTGCTCTCCTTTCTCACTCTCTTCTGCAAGTATTGCATCATTGATTCTAGAGATATTGCCTAAGACTGCCTCATACTTCCTGATGTCAGAAGGTTCTACACCATTCTCAAGAGCTTTGGAAATCCTCTGCTGCTTCTCATCAAGTCTAGAGTTAATCTCTGCCTCTATCAAGTCACTCAGAGATTCTGCTGAATCCACTTTACTGACTGTCTCTTCATCAGAGTTAAGGAAGATACCATCCACTGCCAAGGCATTGGCAATGGAAGAGTAGAAGTTTGGAGAAGTGTCACTGCCTTTAGTGGCGGCATCTCCCTTTACCTCTTTATCATCTCCACTACCTACGCTCTCTGGCTGTGTTAGCTCCTCATCCCCGAAAAGGTCTTCAGGCTTCTCAACCTCAGTAGTTTCTTTACCATCAATTTTCTCTTCTGGAGCCTTCTCCTCAGGCCCCTTTCCACCTGTCTCTTCAGGGGAAATGTCTTCAACATCACTGAACAGGGTATCTATCTCCTGCTCACCATAGATGTTATCAAAATTCAATCCTTCCATGTTATCCTTCTCTTTAAGTTCTACTATGAATTTCTACAATCTTCTGTTGCAAAAGTACACAATTATGCCCCATGCCCGCAGAGAACTCATAAACCTAGTGAGATGAACTAAAGAAGGTGCTTAGAAAAGACTCTAAACACCCACTTTTAGCAAACTTAATTGAAAACAAATTACTGCTATCCTATCATTGGGGCTACCCTATTCTTAGGATAATTCCTTTCCCAATAGTCATCTTTTTCCAATCCTGAAGGCACTCTTTGAGAAGCTTTTAAATCACCTTGAAACAGCACCATTTTCTCTTCCCTGTAAAGGATTAATTGTACAAGCGAGAGGAGTCTATCGAAGTTGCCATAAGGATTCCATTGTATCATTTCCTTAATTAAAGCCCTATTCCTAATAAGATATAGGTTAGGTACAGACACCTCAGTCTCATTGCCTTCTGCATCCTTCTCTATCTTTACAACAGGTTTTCTGAGCCAGCTGTTAATCATCTTAAAAGCACCATTAATTACTGGTGTAGTAGCCCGAATGCCTTTGGATTTGTTGCCGTATCCTATAGTACTTACCATTTGTCTCTCTTTTAAGTACTCTGGAGTATCTGCCAAAAGATGTGTGCAGTTATGGCTACTGAAATAAGAGAATGTACCTAAGATGTTCTGCTCGTACATGCATCTTGTATTATAGAACAGACACAACAATCTTACTCTCTCATACAGTTCTTCTGCAAACATAGGTCTTCCTGTGTACTCTGCTACTATAGTATCTGTCCATAAGTCCATGACCAAGCAAGAGCCTAATGACATAGTTTTGGCTACATCAGAATCAAAGGGGTCTAGGGAGATAATGTATCTGCCAAATGGGACTTCCCCATTAGCACCCTTCTGAGGCATGGAGTATATCTCTAAAGCACCTATAACCTTATTATCTTTAGTAGGGAAGTCTCTGATAGGTAAATCGTTGGAAGGTTCAAACTTTACCTTACCTTCCTTATCTTGTACTAAGTTGCCTACATATACATCGTCATACTCATTGGGATTGCTGTCTATCTGGTTCAGTCTTTCTGTCAATTCAGTAACAGGGAAGACATTACCTTGACTTCTTACAACAGCTTCTTGTGGGGTTATAGGATACTGAGAGATACGTTTGGTAATAGTATTGATGTCTGATGAACCATACTTTACTTTATACCTGTCTATGAGTACCTTTAATAGGGCTTTTGTAACATCAGAATTACCATTCTCATCCATGCAAGAGTCATCATAGTTTAAATAGACAGGGTAGAACATAGCTGTCTGCCTCCTGCCCTGCCCTTCTTTGTCAAACACATTATCAAGAGCTTCTACATTATATCCCGAAGGGGAGTAGAATATCTCTTGGAAAGATGTAAAGTCAGACATATCATCGCCCGACGTATTTGAAGAAATAAAACCATTGGTAATGTAAGTATGGGTAGTATTAGCAGTAAGATTATAAATCCTCTGCCTACCGATATGTTCTATACTCTTTATTGTAACAGCCTTCACATCTTGTATTGTTTTACCGATAAAGTATTTGCCCTTCTTATTTTCTCTGTATATAAAATCTAAAGATGCATAATAGCCTTCTGGCCTGTCTGTCTTTATATAAGAATCTAGTCTTGCCTGTTTTTTCTTGATTAAAAAATGCAATTTTTCTTTAAAAACCAATATATCATAGGACGTTCCTATATACAAAACATAGCAAATAGAAGCAGGTATCTGATAGTCTGCATTATTTACGTTAGAATGCAAAATTCTAGAAGGCTTTCTTTCGGAGTAGATGTGTGCAGTTATGCCTATCTTATGCAGCAAGTGCTTTATTTGCTCTAATATTTCTTTGTATTTACAAGTAAGTTTTATAGTTCTATGTTTTCTTTTAGAAATCTGAATATTGCCATCAGCATTAAAATACCCACTCAGAAAATCACACAAAGACTTCTCTGTCCAATATTCTATATTATAAGGAAGCTTTTTTCTGTCAAAGGATTGTCTATCCATTTTATACTTTTTCAGAAGAGGATGCATGCTCCTAAAGTATATTTGAGCATATGTATTTTGCCCTTTAGAAAGTTTGCTTATACCAATATCATAATGTGTATTATAATAATCATACTCCTCTTCTGTGCTTATAGACAGAGAAACACATGAACTGTTGGAATAGTTTCCATCCCCAAAAAGAGAGCCTAAAAGAAAGGCATCTTTCTCTTCTATAGTGCCAAATTTATTTATTCGTTTTGGCATAAGCAAAGTCATTCCCGGCTTTAGTTCTTCTGCTTTATAAAAACCGCACTTAGTGTAAGGAGGTGTAGAGCCTTTTATTAAAGTAAGAAGGGGATGATCAATACTGCACTCTAATACCCCACCTTTCTGAGTAGTAATTCTAACACATTCTTTATAAGCTTTGCCTTGAACGTAGGTAACATCTTCTGTGGAAACTTCAGAACCATTGTATCCTAGTATTCTGTTTCCAAATTCTATATCTTCTATATTCCTCTGAACCCCATTTTCATCCAGCACTTTAGTTCCTGCACAAACACATCCATAAAGTGCGATCTGCCCGAACACAGAAGAGCCTTGTTCTACAGAAGGTCTAATCATGTTGTACATAGAAAGAAGGTTCTTAAAGATACCTGCCTCCTCAATAAGATAGAGTACACCACGGGAACCATTCAGTTTATCCTGATTAACACCTGATATAATACCTGATACTGAGTTCTGACTTCCATAGGCTATATCTGAACCTGACTTTTTATAGCCCATCTCCCACACCAGCTCTTGCACACTGCTCTTTAATCTTCTTGAAGCAAACTGAGTGTTCTTGGCACAGAAGTCTATATCATCCACAAAGACATCAAGAATCTGGTTGGTACCTATAAGTTTAGTTCTATCAGCAGCAGTAACCATGCATTGTACACCAGTGTTATTCTCGCTAGATTCCCCTAGGATAAACCTTTTAGAAAGCATCCCTGCACCCGTACTAGTTTTGCCCTTCCCCCTCGATGCAAGATATGCTGAGTGATGTCCATGAACTCTACTTTGCAAAACATAGTGAGTAATAAGGAACTGACCATCCCAGAACTTTGGATGTCTCATAGTTCTCATCTCAAGACCATCTTCCCTCTTCACAACGAGGTGCATAGGACAGTAGTTGAGCATCCAATAATAATCCCCAGTAACCCACATACCTGTAGAAGGGTCTACCAATCCTTCCCAGCCCCTTCTTTTTTCTTCTTGAAACCACTTACCAAAGTCACTATTAGGATTAGTGTTAGGTCTCAGTTCTGTATATTTTCCTGTCTCTTGCCACTTTAAAGCAGTCTGCCTAAAGAAGTCCACATTCTCTAATATAGGTGGATGTGCTACATCTATAATAGCCCTACCTTTGTTATCTCTAGGTAACTGAGACACCAAAGGTCTTTCAGGACTAACCATCCACTTGATAAAAGGGACATTGTTGATAAAATCCCAGAACTGCTCTTGGACTTCTTTAGGCTGCTTGTCTAACTCCAACTCTTCCAAAGGAGTCTGACACCTATTAAAAATAGTCTTCTCCAACTTCTACTCCTCCTTGTTATCCTGCCTACATCTTTCTACTTTATCTTGTTTATGTCTGCGTACTCTATCTTAGCATCAAAGCAAGGACAAGCCTTTATTCTTTCCCAAGGGTCTACAATCCCATTACCATTCTTATCAGGACTGATGTCCCTATGTCCTAGTACCTCTGCTCCTTTATACTTTTGCTTGAGTTTGGTGAGCAGGTCAAAGAGGGCTATTTTCTGGGCTTCAGTCCTATTATCAATGCCTTGGGGATGCTGCTTATCTATACCGCCTATCCATGCTACATTGATAGACTCTGAGTTATATCCCTTTACTCCATTGCTAATCTGCTCTTCAGGCCACATCTTAATGATGTTTCCATCTGTCTTGACTACATAATGGTAGCCAGGCCTTTTAAATCCCCTAGCCTTAAATGCAGCCAGAAGGGATTTCTCTGTGGTAGTCTCCTGATTACTTGCAGTACAGTGTACAAATATTTTCTTTATGGTTCTCATTATAGTAATCTTTTTACCTAAGGATCGCAGCCATCAATACATATCCCCCCTTACTCAAGAACATAAGTTTCTCCTTTGTAAGTCATAATTTATTCTGTTTCAATTCCAACTTCATCTACTAATTGTACTGCAGTGCTAACAGCATTACTTACATGACTACCATTTTTAACAAGTTCTTTGGCGACTTCAAATATCCTGCAATTTCTTGTAGTAGGCATCTTACTACCTTTAGCAAAGTCAAATACCTTATTCCAAGTATCATTAACTACAGGTTTGAAGTCAAGTTGCATATTCAAATGTTCTTTAATATGCTCTATACCTTTAGAGTCAATATAAGTAACCCAATCACCTTCTTCAAAAGTAAGGTCTTTAGTTTCGGTTCTCATACCTCTATTAGGCAGATTAAAGTCAATAATCTCAACCTCTTCACTAGTACTCCTAAGAATACTTTTACCACCAATAGGAGGTATCATAAATGTTTTATCTTCCATATTTCTAAACTTTATATTTCTAATGTGCTAAGTATCTTGTTCTTTTATTCAAGTTTCATAGCCATCAACAGGTCAATAATCGGTATCACCAGTATACTCACTAAGTGGACGAACACTACTAGGATTTTTACTCCATGGAATCAGTGCTTGCCATGCTTCTACATCTTCATCTTTGACATATAAAGTCATTTTCGCTACATTCTGTGGAATTTCGTCACCAAATATAACAGGATTGCACATGGCAATTATAGTTTTAAAAAATGCCAAGTACGCAGCATCGCCAACCCTTGTTATACCAGCAGGAATATATAATATTGAATTATTATATTCATCAGATTCTCCTCGTGTTGGGTGATAATCTGGTTGATAGCTAGGATACTGTCCAACCCCACTATGGTGCATCTTTATTATATTAGGAAACAATAAGACAGCTACATTATTAACAATGGGTCGAATATTGAATGGCGTACTAGCATAATTATCTGGTATATAAAGATACTTTAGTTTAGTAGATTGCTCTCCTGTTAAGCCATCATAACTAATAGTCGTTACTCCAGTGAAATGCTTAAACTCCCAAGCCGACTCCACATTATATGTTATGAGGTCTTGAATATTTATAACACTCACAACAGCAGCTTCTTCATAAGTAAGATAGTTTTCGCTCTCTTTTGCCCAACCTTTAGCAACGCACATATTCATAAGAGGAGCATTGTATACTCTATCTACAGCATGTTTTTCATCAAAATGAACTTCATTTGTAGATTCTACATAAGACACACAAGGCAAAGCTGTTACCCCAGTTTCATATTCAGCTTCAGTTTTAAATAATTTAATATGTTTCATAATATAAAAATTTAATTAATTATTATAATTAAAATAACTATCCAAGAATGCAGTCCTTTCTTTAAGCCATTTCTCAACAGTACCAATGCTATCATAGAAACCGCCTGTACCAGGATTGTGTGTATATGTAAGACTACCATCTCTATAAGACGGAGTTTCATCCCACTTTGCAAATTCA